GCCGAAAACTTGCTGCGTGACATGTGCAAGTTTTCGGCTGTCCTCTGACACGTCCCCCTTTTTAATGTCCCGTGTGAAAGCGGATTTATTTATCTGTGAAGCCGTGACAACTAAACAATTTTTATCTTGTGCCCATCCCCGGAGTTTAAGCCATATATCATTGAGCCTGTGACGGTACTCTCCCCGGCTATCGGCTTTGATAATATCGGCGTAATCTATCACTATAACGTCAGGTATAAAGTCATCATAATATTCGAGGTTGGCAAGGTTGCTTTCAATAGCCTGCATAGTTCCAGAGCCGGATGGAAATATGTCCATTCTCAGGCTCCCCCCTGACTGATTTCTATATGCCATTTGTTTTTTCTCGACCTGTTCTAAATCGAGACTTTCATATTTCATTATTCTTTTTGAAATTGAAAACTTGCCCCCGCCTTCATCGGCAAAGGTCGGCAGGTAGTGCGTTCCTCCCTCTATGGGTTGCCCGACAAGGGACTTCCACGACCGGCGAAGCATTTGCGCCTGAGTCATTTCAAGACTGTAAAAAATGGCATTGAACCCGAACAGTGCGGCATATTTTGCAAACTCAAAAAGATAAAATGTTTTCCCAGATTTTACTCCAGCAAGAATAGCGAGAAAATCCCCCCGGCAAAAATAGCCAAGCTGTTCACCCAAAACACCGGGGAATTTGAAAAGACGTTCTTCATGGAAATTAAAAGCCTCCTGAATAGCTGAGGCATCACTAAATAAATCAATCCCAGAGCCGGTGGGCTTTTCAACTCTCTTGTATTCACTGACAAGCTGTTCTCCTTTTGCATAGTCTTTGCCAGTGACAGCCTGGTTTATTCTCTCACTTAATTTTTCAAGACTGCGGAGTTTAAAATATGCCTCTGCTTTTTGTACTTCATACAGTACATTATTTATTTCCAGTTCCTGATAATTTGAATTTAATGCCGTGAGATAATCGGCAATTAGTTCCACATCGTCCTCATCCTGAACCTCTGAACGCCTGCGGAAATAAATGTCCTGTATGTCCCTGCCGGGGCTTGCTGCTGTGCGGTTGTAATACTCCCATACCCAAGCGGATATAGTTTTTGCGAATGAGGTCTCAAATAATGTCGGTTGGTATATATCTCTTATACCCCTGAGAAAAGAGGTGTTTGTTATCATGTTCGCAAGTAATCTCTTTTCCTCTGATAAATCAATCTTAACTCTTTTCATGTACTTTCCTGAATTTTATATTTATAATAGCAGTCCCGGATATACCGCCGGGAATCGGTTGAAATACAATCATAAAATATAGGTTAATGTTTATTTTTAATTTTGAGGTTCGTCCACCTCCATTTTAAATTTTTAATATTATGAGACCTTACTTAATACCTGATTTTTAAGATAACTTATAAAATCCGTTTCCTCTGTCTTAATCCCCTTAACTACGGCATCAAACACCGACCGGCGAGTGTCCATCAATTCAACAATATCATCCTCAATAGTTCCATCGGCAATCAGATAATATTCATTTACCGTGTCTTTTTGCCCATCCCTGTGGAGCCTTCCGCTGAACTGCTCGTGGTCAAGTGGACTATGTGCAAACTCAGCATAGGCAACGTCTGAACAGACATTCTGCAAGCCGTCTATACCCTCACCGGCTGCAAGTATTTGTGCAAAAAGAATTGTGACTGAATCATCTTTTATAAAATCCTCTATTGCCTGCTCTCTGTTATTATTATGCATTCCGCCGTAGATAAGACGTCCCTTTTTTCCAAATTTATTGATTAAAAATTCACTGACTTTCCGGTGGTATGTTCCAACTAAAATCTTTTGTCCGTTCTCTGTAAACTCTTCCAGCCACTTGACTATAAAATCCTGTTTAAGTGCGAATGCTTCAAGTTTAAGATTTGCAAAGGCTGACTGCGTTTCTATCCCCGTAGCCTTTTTAAATTTTTCCAGGGACTGCTGGTAATAGTCTCTCTTGCCGGAAATCTGCAATGGAATAACCGTTGTTTGTTTTTCCGGCAGGTCTTTCTGTATGTCCGATTTTTCACGCCTGAGCATATGCTCCCTGACTATCTGAAATAATTCATCTTCGTTACTCACTCCTTTATACTCCCAGCCGAAACCATTATGAACCGGGTTACAATATCGCTGTAAAAAATGATACTCACTTTTAAACAATTTCGGGTTTAACATATTCAGCACGGGAAAAAACTGCTGTGGCCTTGTCTTTATCGGCGTACCGGACATGGGGATAAATCCGTCTATCTTTTTTGAAAGTGCTGAAAGAGCTTTACATCTAAGGCTGGTACTTGACGATGCCCTGTGACTTTCGTCAGCTATGACAATCTTAAACGGATATTCAAGTAACACATTCTTCCAGTACGTTAAAATATCCCAGTTAATTATATATGTCGTGTTCGGAAATAATCCGTGCGGAGTCTGTCCGTATAAAATATCTATGTTGCTTTTCTTATCCACAAATCGGCGGTACTGATTATACCACTGCTTTTTTATTGTAGCCGGGCATATTATCAGTGCGGGCAAACTTTCGGTCATACGCATATAAGCCAGGGCCATGATAGTTTTTCCAGAATTATGCACTACGAAACCATTAGCAATAAAATTTCTATAAGGGTCTTCCATAACAATATCATAAACTGTTTCAATACCAATATATTTGATTGAAACTACTTTTTCATATTTTGGAACTGTGACAACTTCATTTCCGTTTCTATGTGTGTAATTTCCAAACCTATGCTCGTCAACCCCATGTACAGCATTATGTTCAGCTGCACTTTGTAATAGCTGTAAATTCTCAATTCTATTATCTTGTTTATTGTGGTTAATGTGATGCACAATTTCATGTTGTAATACCGGACGTCCAATATGTTTTTCCATTACAAGAATATGCTCTGGAACACCGGAACGTCGTCTATGATGCCCCCATATTTTAGATCCGGTGACTCGCACATATCCATCTTTATCAATACATTTCTTTTCCTTAGGATATTTATCTAAATCTCTTAATGTAATCATACAGGGTTTACAAAAACCTTTGTATTTAGCATATTTATACGTTACTAAATTTTTATCAGTTCCACAACGTGGGCAAATATCCCGACCATTTACCGTAAGGATATCGCCTACATTTATGTTTTGTAATTGAACCCATTTACCTTTTTCACTTAAAAAAGGATGATCTTTTGTAGCTTTAATTTTTTTACCTGATTCAGTTTCTAATTCATAAACTATTTGCTCACCCTGACAAAGTATATCCCGTACAGTATGCAAACCGAATAGAGTATCTTTTAAACAACGAATATTTGTTGGAATTTCTCTATTCCAATTATTACTTTTATTTTTACTTAAACCATGAAAATGTTTATACATTTTTTCTAAGGGCATTTTAAAACCTTTGCCCCCACGATTGACAAATATTAAAGCATCCCCAGTAATACAGCCTATAGGCATCCCCAAGAGTCCCCGGCCCTTGTGATAATACAGAAAGCGCATGGCATCTACCTGGTACGGTCTGAGATAGTCCGGGATGTCCGGCAACTCCTGCTGTGCCCAGGGTTCCTGCCATAAATCAGCGGGTGGAAATTGTATATCATTCTCAAACTGGAAATTGATGGAACGTAATAATTCTACATTCTTTTCCGTTGCCGGAACTTTCCACATCTTCTGATTAGGCAGCCATTCCCTGCCGAAAATCCCCCTGATAATTATAAGGATTCTCTTAAACTCTTCACTGTCTTTCATTGCAAATTGTACAAGTAAAGAGCCGGAGGTGTTATCTATTTTTACTGTTTTCAATTTTCAACTCCGGGATATAAGAAAATATATGGCTTATGACCTCAACGGTCCACCCATTACCTAACATTTTGTAAAGCTGTGAATTTGATACACCACAATTTAACATTTTATCAATTATGTTTTCGGGGACAGTCTGCAATCTCGCACACTCTCGAACTGTTAATTTTCTATATAAAATTTCTGTTTCTGTTTCTTTTATTTTTGGAATACTTGAATGACTTACATTTAAACAGCCCGATTGTTTTTCCTTAAAAAATATTCTCATGTTCTGACTATTATGTTCTTTTCCTAATAAATCATACTGAATATAATTTTCAGCATAACATAAAACATTATCCTTCTGAACACTTGTTAAAGTATTTGTTTTTTCATCGTCTCTAATCTCAAGCATTTGAACAGTATCAAGACCCGATTCTCTGCTTGTTGGATTTTCAGGATTTCTTCCACGAATAGCCCCACATTTAATTACTAACTGTCTTTTGCTTTTTTTAACATAATCGTTTTCATTTCCTGCAAATATATATGTTGCTGTTATCGGTAAGCTTTTATTTCTATCACATTCTCCATTCTCTATAACATCCTTCAGCAATATCCCTTTATTCTCCGGCTGTTCAATTCCTGGAATATTTGTCCAATATAAACGCCGTCTGTTTTGTGCGCTGACAAGTGCTGAATTTATTTCAATAGGTTCAAGTCTGCCGGTTCTGAATAATTCAGGATATGTCACGCATTCAGGGTACAATTCCCCGAGTAAAGAACTTATAACGTCATTACTTTCTTTTTTCATTATCACATTTTCAAATAAAAAATATTTCGGTTTATACTGTTTCAATATTTCATAAAATTCAAAAAATAACTTTGAACGGGGATCGTCAAAATTCAGACCTTTACCCGCAAAACTAAAACCCTGACACGGACTCCCCCCGATTATTATATCGGGCTTTTCAATATTCCATGATTGCCATTCCGTTATACTGCCAAGCTGAACAGTATCGGGATAATTTGACTGAGTGACTTTAATCGCATACTTATCTATTTCGGAGGCGTAGTATTTATCAATTTTAATTCCCGCACGTTCAAAGGCTATTTGACCGCATGACATCCCGTCGAAACAACTTAAAACAATCATTATTATTATCCCTGCTCTATTCTCAAAACTTCCCTGGATATGCCGGGGAATTTATCAAGAGTCAACGCCAAGGTCCGGGCCTCAATCGCTGCCGATTCAGCCCCCTTCATCTCTCCCCTGAAAAATCCGTTATATGTTTCTGTGAAAAATTCAATAGCTGCAAACTCTATTTCCTTTTTTACCACTTCCGGGGCTTTCTCCCTCTGCTTTTTCACTATCATGTTAAAGCCAAGACTTTGTTTAAGCCAGTCATTAAACCACTGCCATGGCGCCGAGCCTATACCGAAATTAGTAACCATTTTATTCTGTGCCTGGTTCCAGCTCCCCATAAGGTCAAGAAATGTCCGGGGCGTTTCATAAGCTCCTTTACCGGCCAGAGCCTCTTCATTTTTTTCTATGTAATCAAAAATAGAATTCAAGCTGAAATAAACCTCTGTCCACTGCTTTTCTGTAAAGTGTTCAACGTCACTATGATTATTATATAAATTTCTGACAATAGTTAGCTCAGAAATTTTCAACTTCTCAAATTTTTTCTTAACCGCTGATAATTGATAATCCTGCCTTTCCATTGGTTCGGGATTGTCAAGGCAATACATCAACCAGGAAAACTTTTTCTGTGAAAGTAAAAAATCAGATATACTGAGTTTCTGCAATTTGCTTTTATCCTTTGGCCAATAGCTTTCATCTGTCCTGATTTTCTCAAATACTGTCAGGGCCTTTTTAACGTATTTGGCCAAGCGTTCAACCGGCTGCGGGCTATCGAGTTTTCTAAAGTCTTGCAATTTCTCCCGCTGTTCCGGTTTCAACTTCTGCTTGAACTCCCCCGCCGCCAGCGACTGAAAATGGCCATATAGATATTCCGGTGTTTTTGACTCTTTCTTAAACTTCAAAGAAAATCCAAAATTCTTAAACTCTTCTAATACCGGGGAATATTCTTTGTATAATTTTTCTTCATAGAAAGACTTACTTTTTCCTAAATTAAATTTTTCCATATCTTTTTCTTTACCGAGGGTATTTGTATTTAAAGAAATTCCGGGGAAACTCTCAGTTTCCCTTAATTCTTTATTCTCATTGTTATTAGTTTTATTATTTAGTCTTATTTGTCGTTCAACCCCTGAATGCTCATCATTCAACCCTTGAACGTACCCTTCATTCAACCCTTGAACGCTATCACTACATTCAACCCTTGAACGTACTTCATTTTTGATTAGTGTTAATTTTGAATCCCCGGTATTATATGTTGTCTTTATTTCATACGGATTTTTTCCATTTATTTTTATTTCCTTTAATGCTTGTTTGTATTTTTTAAATGTAGTATCGTTTAAAGTTAACTTTCCCTTCTCAAAAAGAATATCATTTTTTAAAATATTTAAGGCTGTCATAAGCTCGTTAATAATATTATCCTCAATAGAATAACATTTTCGGCGGAGTTGTCCGGGGAGGGTTATATATTTTGTTTTAATTAACCCCAGCTCTTCAAGTTTTTCAGAATGCTTTGATTGATTAGTCTGTGCAAGCCCAGTCTCAAATTCAATCCAGTTTTTTGTAGTATAAAAATACTCTCCCTCAATAAGCATCCCCCGATTTTCAAAGTAGTTATATTTATCAATCAAACAGGAAAAATATAACGAAGTTGCACTCCCTAAAATCAAGGGTAATTCTTTGTATGTCTTTAAAAAAGATTCTCCATCTAAACTTTTAAGTAATATTTTGGGTTTAATTATCTGTTTATTTTTTATTTCAGGATTGTTCATTTATGCAACCTCATTGTTTATTACTAAATATCTTTTACAAAATTTACCTGAATTATTTTTCTTACGAGTATAACTAATCAGTTTTAAATTTAATAAAAGTTTTCTCCCGGCGGTGATACGTCCTTCAGACATATTAAACATTCTTGCATATGTTGTTATTTCTATCGGGTCGTTAATTATTGTAGTAGCGTGCATCGTGGATAATACTTGCAGATAAATTAAAAGAGCGTCCCAAGCGATATTATACGTTCGCTTAATGTTCTCCGGTTTATGAGACTCTTTAAAAAATAATAAATAAATTTCTGATGTAATCATCCTGTATTTTCAAAACCTCCATAAAATAAAAAGAGCCTCACAATAAACAGAATGCGTGGTTTTCTGTCTACGTGAGGCTCTTAAAATTTGCCTGTTTAAAGAGGCTTATAAATACCACGCGCATTTATAAACCCCCTATAACCCCCTTCAGTGTTAAACCCCAGCCCTGAACAGGGTAGAACCAGGGCTGGGGTCAACTAACAGGAAGTTCAATGAAAAAAGTTGTCTTAAACATGACTACATAAAGTTGAATTGCTGTCAATCATTTTTCATCCCGGCATATTTATTATGTAATGTGCTTGAAAAAGTTATACATATTTTTCTAAATTTTTACATAATATAAACAGAGAGGTAAAGCATGGGATCGAGTACAAGTGGCAACAGGTCAAAATTTATAGACTATGAAAAGCAGGAGCGTGTCTGTCTCCATTGTGGGCGGACGGTTCCTTTTGCAGAATGTAACTGGGATTATCGTCGGAATTGTCCCCGGTCATGGTGTAAAGTCTGCACAAGGAAAATTTCAAATAAAAGATACCACGTTAAATCAATGAAGGGCATTGCCGTATGAGGTTATGGCACGTTTCTATGCTTCCAGTATTGCCGAGGCTTCAGATTTTAGGCCAGCACAGGGAGGTGGCAGCCTTGCGCGGAAATGGCTTCGGGAAAAGGCATAATGTAGTTAATTATGTGTTTAAGCATAGCCCGATTTATTTATATGCTTATCATCTCCGCGTTATGGAAGAGATGCAGCGCCGGGGGTATAAGCCCGCTGAACAGTGGTTTAATCCATGTTACAGGGGAAAGAATTGCAAACCACACACCAACATCCCTGAAATTGACATAGGGCTTATTTACCCCGAACATAACACCGACTATTTAAGGGAATGTCTAAACAATCTGAAGCAGAAAATAGATTCAGCGCCGGAGGGCAAATACTCAAAAGCTGAAAAAGAAAAATTTTATAATTATTATAGTGAGGTTTTTAAATGAGTTTAAGTAGAAAACATAGAAATAGACTTTCTTTATTTTTTGGAATAGACCAACGATTCTTTGAAAGTAATAAATCTTTTGAAAAGAGAATATCAAAAATCGCGTATAAACCGTCGGTAATTCTATGTCTCACTGATTTATTCAATTTATTAAAATTCTATGATATTAAAAAATATAATGTATATAATGTTCATTCTCATTATTACATTCAAATCAATAAACCTTTTTTTATTCATAAAAAACGATGGTTTTCAAAAATAGAAAATCTTGTAATTGATTTACAAAATGCTCGTATTTTTGGGACGGCTTTCACAGTAACTATTATAAAAAATAAAAAAGAACTTCAGAAATATCATGTTTAATGCCCCGGCTTTTTGTGAAGATTATAATATACCCTTTGTCAGAAAAAGGGAGTTTACAAATATATATTGTCCCATGTGCGGGCGCCGTGGATACGGGGGAATTCACATAACGGGTAAATACTCGTGTTGGAAATGTGGGGGGCATTACCTTTCAACGGTCATTATGCACCTGCTCAATATCCGCAAGGCGGAGGCGGAGCAAATCATAAATGACTATGAATTATCTAATGCTTTTTTAGGTATTCATAAAGTAAAATCCGGTGTTAAATCCATTGAACTCATAGGGGACACACCCCGAAATATTCATAGAAAATATTTGAAAAACCGGGGCTTTGCCCCTGATTATCTGATTAGAAAGTACGGTATAACCGGGACCATGCATTACCCTTCAGACTACACATACAGAATAATTATTCCCATTTTTCAGGGTGATAAATTAGTCAGTTATCAGGGGAGGGACATTACCGGTGAAGCGACTTTGAGATATAGAGCCTTGCCCCCTGAGCAGTCTGTCATTCATTATAAACAGACTCTTTACGGGGAGCAGTTCGCCGACCGTTCGCAAATTGCCGTTGTTGAAGGCGTATTCGACCAATGGC